TTAAGCCTTTGATTTATATTGTAAAAATGGTGGAGATGATGAAAATTTAAACCTGTCATCATAGCAAAATCCCCAACTCCCCAGCTCTACCGCTTTTTCGCCTGCCCCTTTGTTTGGCAGGTGAATGCGGTGCGATTTTTTATAGCCCTGCAACGACTTACCACGCACAGTATCGCTTAACACTTGCTTAAATGCTTCGCCATCGGTTTGTATGTCAATGGCATGGCTGATGGCATATCCTGTAATGTCGCCGTTTTCATGGTGCTGTTTTAGGGCGTTAAAGTTCAAACGCACACGAACAGCGTCAAGGTCAAGATTGTTAAATGACTTAACCCACGGCGTGCCATGTTTTAGCTCCACGCCCACATTGGTCTCAGATGCCACATCAGCAAAGCCATCAATGTAGCTTTGGTCATTTGTGCCAGCACGAAAATCCACTTTGACGCCTGCAAAATTAAACTCGTCATCATCGTTTTGTAGTGGCGTATCGTCTAAGTACACCGATTTATAGCCGTTGGCAAGTCCTGCAATCTCACCCTCACCCAAGCCGTAGAGTATCTTGATGTAAGTTTTGGACTGAGCAGAGTCAGGGGCGATGATGGGCTGTCTTTGTTTGCTGCTGCCTTTTTTTGAGCCATGGACATTCATAATTTTACCTTAAAAAATCATTGACGATTTAAATTTTTGTATATACAATAATTAAAAAAAGATGAGCGACCCCATGCCAACCCCCATGCCAATTAGTTATGACGAAAACAAACGCCTTGCCAATATTGAAAAGCACGGCATTGACTTTATCGGTTCACAAGTAATTTTTGATAATCCCATGATAACCCAAGTGGACGGGCGTGTATATTATGGCGAAGAGCGATTGCAAAGTTATGGTATTTTGGGCAATCGTGTGGTATTTATGGTATGGACTGACCGTGAAAAACCCCACATCATTTCTATTCGCCCCACGGATAAACAAGAAACCGCTAAATTCATCAAAGCCATTTACGGATAATGCCATGACAAAATCAAACCTACCAAACCCAAACCTACTTCTTGCCAATGCCCCTGATGCGGTAGCAAAGAGTGATGATGATTTTAATTGGGAGCGTGCCATCGTCAGCCAAAATTATGCTGAGCTAAAAAGCAAAATTGGCAGACCGATCAGCGATAATCCCAAGCAAGCGGTAAGCATTCGCTTTGATAGCGATATCGTGGAGTACTTCAAATCAAAGGGCAAGGGCTGGCAAACTGCCATGAACGATGCCCTGCGTGAATACATCGCCACGCATTAGAGCATATCCTCAGGCAACTGACTGGCTGACATGATAAAACCACCAATCTCTCGCTCGCCGTATAAAATTGGCACAGGGTTGCCTTGGGCGATTGTAGTTACTGCTGTGCCAAAGCCCTTGTTGGCTTTGTTGCCGTCTTGGTTATTATCTTGGGCGTCCACCTTTGGCATGAGCATTTGGGCGATACCACCTACCATGAGACCAATGCCTGCTCCTATCAATCCTGCACCAACAGCACCAGCCCCCCCAAAGGTCATGCCTGTAACCACAACCCCTGCCACGACCATGACCGCTCCGATGATGGTTTCAAACAAACCTGCTTTTTTTGAGCCTTCTACAACTGGCACGACACGGATAATCTTAGCGGTGTGGTTCATGTCAAGCTCATTTTCGCCCACATTATGCTTATCATGAAACACAGCAAAGCGTAACCCCTGCCTATGGGCATTCATCATAAATGCTTCAAAGCCTGCCAACTGTACGCATAACGCACGCATGGCTTCTTTGGTACTGCCCACTGACAGACGAAAGGATTTACCGAATTTTTTGGCTAAAATGCCGTGTAAAATGATGGTTTTCATGATTATACTCCGTAAAAAATATACTTTTTTGTTGATAAAATACTTGATATTATAAACATTTTTGTTTATAATAGGCACATCAAATGGCAATTAAGGGTAATCATGAAGCGTAAAGATTTGATTGGTCTGTTAAGTGAAAAAGGGGCAGTCTTTAAAGAGGGTGCAAAACATACCAAAGTGTATTTAAATGACAAACAAACCACCATACCAAGGCACACCGAAATTAAAGAAAATGTAGCCAAAGCCATCATAAAGCAACTAAACACCAATTCACAACAGACATCAGACTAGGGGGTAACCCCTAGTATTACCCAAAATTGCTTTAACCACAAAGGCAGAGAATTTATGTACTATCCTGTTACCCTAACCCCTGATACAGATGGCTATATGGTGTCTTTTCGGGACATTCCAGAAGCCATCAGTCAAGGCGATACCATCGATGAAGCCCTAGATATGGCACAAGATGCCTTAATGGTTGCCATGGAGTTTTATTTTGAAGATAACCGAGCCGTACCAATGCCAAGCCAAGCACAAGATGGCGAGCATTTGGTTAGCCTGCCACCGTCTGCGTGGGCAAAGGTGTTATTGCTTAACGAAATGATTGCCCAAAATGTCAGCCAAGCAGAACTTGCCAAAAGAATGGGTATTGTGCCACAAAGTCTAACTCGCCTTGTGGATTTGTCGCATGCCACCAAAATTGATACCCTTGCCAACGCTTTTGCCAAATTGGGTAAGCAGTTACAAGTTGGTTTGGTTTGATGCTTGATGCCTAACCACCATCGCCGTCCTATCCGCCCACCCTTTGCCATAAATCTCACGCACGCACTGCCGTCCGTAGGGGTGGTGCAGGATTAGGGTATTACCCACACAATCAGGCGTGGTTTCGCTTTTTAACGCTCCATCATCGCCAAGCCAAATCAAGGCGTGATTAACATGATGGGTACGCCCAACACGGCATAAAATCACATCGTGCTTTTGTAAATTACCCACAGACTTATCCACAGCCACAAAGCCAGCTTTTTCAAAGTTCTGTTCATAAAGTGGTTCATGGTTCTCATGTTCCCACCAAGCATCAGCACGGTCAAAGTCTGGCAAATCAATATCAAGCTCACGGCTGTAATAATCACGCACCAAACTATAACAGTCCTGTACGCCGTGGATATAAGCACGCCCCAAAAGTGGCGGTTTGTACCCACACGGTTCATATACGCCAAAGGCAGGCTTATCAGCGTATTCTTGCTTGGATACCGCCACGATGACCCACGGCAAGCCATGTAGCTCAATCTGTAATTTATCCAAATCAGACGGCAACACACCGCCATCAGGGTGGCTATGAACGATGGCTTGTATCTGCCCCATACTTTCAGCACGGGCAAAATCTTTGGGGCAAAGGATAAATTGCTCATTGTCATGGGCGGTGTTGGTGCAAGGTATGTACTTTTTATCCACAATTAGCCCACAACACTCAGCAGGGTAGCAGTCAAAGGCGTGGGCGATGATGTCAGCTTTTAATTGTTTGGTTAATTTCATCTTAACTCCTATGAGCCAATTAGACTGCTCGCTGGGCAACCGCCAAAGGGCAACGGCTTATTTTTACCAAAACGGCACACGCATGATTTCATGCGACCGCCACATTTGTCCATGATGGGGTTGTCGGTAGGGTTGTCGTGTTCATCAAACATGGCCGCCCCTGTATAGCCACATTCTTCGCCACGATACTTACCCACAACCGCCCAGTGACAATAATTGGTAATCTCACGCACAGGGATTTTTTGACCTTCCAAATCAATAGGGTTGGATAATTCAAAGGTAACTTGTTGGGCATTTTCTGATGTTTTTTGTTCAACAAACCAAATTTGCTCTTTACATTCGTCAGAAGCGGTGGGGTTACCGCCCTCAAAATTGATGGGGTCAAGGTATTTGGCAAGGGTGGTAATGACAGTGAGTTTTGCCCCTGCAAAGTCGTTAAACTGCAAACAGTAGGCAGATACCGCCCCTTGTACCCCTGCAATGTTATTAGCAAGGGTTAGGGTCGGCGTGCTTGCTCTGCCATCTGAACGCATTTCAAGCCCTGTAACATTTAGGGCTTGGGGGTTGTACGCTTTGCCACGAAAAGTAATCACGCCATCATTACGCTCGTGGTTATGACCGTGAAAGCGTAAAATGCCAGCACCCAGTTTACTTGCGTCAAGCTCAAAGAGTGTAATTAGCCCATCTACTGTGGGTTTTTGAAAATCACTGTTTAATGGCATATTAGCTCCAAATAAAAAGATAAGGAAATTTACTTTCCTTATCTTTGATTGTATTATGCTTCATTTGGTGCTTTTGCATCATCTGCCTTGTCTGTGGTTTTAGCTTCACTGGCAAGGGCAGCACGCACCCCATAACGGTCATTTTTATAAGACAAGCTAAACTCGGTGACCGTTTGGCTGTTGTCATAGCCTTGTAATTGGCGTAACTGATTAGACGCCCATGCTAACAGGTCGGCACGAAATACCGTGGTACGGTTGCGTTTTAGCACACCGTTGTTAGCTTCATTGTTACTAACTTCAAAGCCGTCATCATCAGGATAATAGGTAATCTCAATAGTGGCAGCTTTATCGCCATGCTGGATTTTCCAGTAATCCACCTGTCCGATAAAGCTCTGTAATACCTGTGCTTCGGTGCGTGATAATTCAGTTAGGGTTGGTTCGCTCATTTTTTTTGCTCCTAAAAAAGCCCTTGATTTACAAGGGCTGTGGGTATGTCGCCGACATTAATGTCGGCGAGTTAAAAAACCGCTCATCAGATAATGGACGGTTTGGGTTAAAAAACCTGTTCAAATTTCAAACCAATCTCCCAAAAGTTGCCTTTTTTCTGACTGATTTCATAATTTTCACAGACATATTTTTTGGTTTGTCCATGTGGATTTGTCCACAAAAACGGTATCACGCCTTTGTGTTCATCAAGAAAGGTTTTGATAGGCAAGATGACCGTTTGCCAGTCGCCTGTTTTTGACCCTGACCAATCGGTACGCTGATTGTTAATGCCGACGCTTACACGCTGGGCATAGCCGTCGCCAAATTGGGTTTTACTAACAGCATGATGAACACTGGCGGACGCTCCCATGTTCATTTTCCAGTTAAAGGTTTTCATTTTTTACCCCCTATCGCCCGTTTTTAACGAAGTTATAAATGGAGCCACCTTGTCGCATTTCGCCATGAACGATGGCAAGAACGCCCGTTTTTAGGGCTTGCCCCATTTGATTTTGCCTATCATCTCTCACATCGTGTGAGCCGTCTGCGTTGATTGTGATGTGCTGGTTAATGACAACTTGTCCACCGCCATTACTCATACTTGCTAACTTGTCATCTAGGGCTTTGGCGGTATGCCGTGGTAGCACTCGCTCGCCTTTTTCCAAATTCCAAGTGCCTGATTTTGGCACGGACATGATGCCGTCATGGGCTTGACCAACGGGCATAACGACTGACTTAATCGCACTGACGATTTTTGCCCCATGACTTACCGCCAACGCCATATCCGCCAACCCCTCAGGGAAACCCTTGGCAAGACCTTGACTGATGGCCTGTTGCATAGCAAGACCTGCCTGTGCAATCGCAAAACCCTGTTGCATGGCAAACATGGCACGATACAGCCGAGACTGCTCGCCTAGGCTATCTTTGGCAATGCTGGCAAGTGAGCCAAACATATTCTCGCTGTCGCTAAGTATCAAGCTGTTCATGGCGGTGCTGTGAGCTTGTTCGATTTTGGCTCGCTCACTCGCTCCCCATTCTTTAATTTTGATACGCTCTTCTTCGGTCAGTCGCTCGTTATCCAGCAGGGCTTGTAATCCTGTGTCTAGACTGGCGTACTGACCTGCTGTTTTGGCGTTTAACTCGTCATAATGATTGGTAGGTGTGGCAAGTCCGACAGTTTGACTGATGAGCTGTTTGGCTCGCTCAATGTCAAGATTTACCCCCATGACTTGTTGATGTGCAAGTAACACATCAAGCTGTGATTTGAGCGTATCAAGGCGTTTTTCTTCTTCGCTGTTTAGGGATTGGATTAGGTCGTTGTATTGTTTGGTAACAAAAATCTGCTTTTGTTGTTCAGCTAAGGCATTCGCTTTTTGCTCTATCAGTGCAAACTGTTCGGTGTAACCGTCTTTTAGTAAATAATTGTACTTTTCAAGCGTATCGGCTCGCTCTTGCTCAACAAGCAACAACTCTCTCGCCATGCCGTCAGGTGTACCAAGGGCGATAATCTCTTTCTGATTTTCAAGGATTTTATCCTGTATTTCCCATGCTTTGGTGGCAACTTCAAGGTTTGCCATTGTTGTTAAGATTTGCTTTTTCTGCTCGTCATCTGCTAAGTGCAGAGCGTTACCTGTGTCCTGCAAATCATAAGCCATTTCTAGGTATTTGCTACCCTTTGAGCTTAACAGCTTCATCTGACGGACAGCATCAGTGCGTGTACCAGATAGCTCAAAATTGGCTTTGGTGATATCCATTTCACGAGCCAACTTGCGAAGGTTATTTTTCATGTCATCGCTGGCAATATGAAACTTACCGCTTACCGATGTGATTTCAAATTCAATCTTGCTAAGTTCTGAGATAAAAGGTGTACTCATATCCCACTTAGCTCGCTCCCATTCGGCAAGCTGAGACTTGTAATTGTCATCCAACTCTTTTAAGGCTTTACTAGCCTCATCAGCGGATTTGCCAGCAAGTTTATTGGCATCTGCTATCTTTTTCGCTCCGCCAGCTGCTTTGTCTGCACCCTTTGCCACATCAGCCATAGACCCTGCCAAACCAAGATTGGCATCATGGGCTTGTTTGGCAGAGCTTTGCACTTTGTCATAGGCATTGTCCACTTGGTTTTCTACGTAGTGGGCGTTATTTTTGGCAACACTGGCGGTAAAGCCACCAAAGCCAAAATCGGTGCTACCGTAATTCATGCGACCGATGGACACCTGAGAGAGTTTTGCCACCGTGCCACCGCCAAACACACCAGAAATGGCGTTCATGCCATCAATGATGACATTGATTTTATTGATTTGGTTGTTAATGATGTTTTCAAAAACCATTGCCACAAAGTTGCCAACCCCTTTAAATACATTGACAGTTGCAGTGCCTAGCGAGCTGATATTTTTCCACGCATATTGCGTAAAAGTAACCACACTCGCTCCTGCTAGGTCAAACACACGGGCGGTAATTTGTAGTACACCAACAAAGCCTTTGTGTGTCCCTGCAAAAAATCCCCCAAAGGCAGTTTGGGCAAAACTTGTGGCGTTAGCTGAGCCACCCATAAGATTGTCAAAGTAGTTAGCCGTTACTGTCCATGCCGTCCCCAGTCCGTCCACAACACCACCGACAAAGTCCACCGCCAAGATACCTGACACACTAAACGCATCGCCAAGCGACTTGACCGCTCCGCTTAGTCCTTCGGTGCGTGCGATGACCGCCCCAATGACGGCAGTCAAAACAAGAATAGGATGAGCGGTAATCACTCGCCCAAGCGACATAAACGCACCGCCAAGACCCGTAACCGCACGAGTGGCAAGAATGCCCACGCCCATCGCCCCTCGTTTGGCGGTTGTAACCCCTGCTAGGGCGAGCGTGTGTAGTCGTGCAGACGCTGTGGCGGTGTTAAAACTTGTTGCCAACCCAACCAATGAGCGAGCATAGGCAACCGCATTTGTTGTGGCGTGTATGGTGTTGATAATCTTAAACCCTAAGCCAGTGCTAAGCGACAGTATTTTAAGTTCTAGGACTTCATAAGCTGTGATTTGACTCTGTGCACTAAATGCGTTGGCGATACTGGCTTTGGTGCTTGCCAAAGTCGCCGAAGTTAAGCCCACAAACGAAGTAACCAATGCTGAATTTCTAGCGACATTGGCAAGCCACACCGCCCCCAAAGTCGCACCTACACCAACCAGCGTGCGAAAATGCTCGGCAGTCCACAAGACTGCGTTGGCAATGTTTTGGCTCATCATGCTGTTTTGGTTCATGATGTCATCCACCAAATAGCCGTACTCGTTTTTAATGACTTGTATGGCCTGTGCAAAAGTTGTAGGCATCTTAGCGGACATGGCGGACAGACTGTCCGTGGCTTTTGCCACCGCATTATAAACCACATCGGCGGTGATTTTACCGTCTTTGGCAAGCTCCCTGATGGCATTTGATGTTACGCCCATCTCTTTGGCGATTAAATCCATCAAAATGGGGGCTTGTTCGGCGACTGAGTTAAACTCATCACCACGCAA